GGAAACAAGTCCCTTTTAAAATTTGCGATAAAAAATGGAGGATTTGTGTTTTGGGGATGTGGTTAAAGTAGTAAAAGACAACAAGTTAAATAAAGGTCACACATTCGCAAGCGAATGTGATTATATATATAATAAAAACCCTTATAAATAATTGTTTTTATTATATATATAATAGAGGGCGAGTAAAAAAAATTGTAATATGGGGAAAGCTGTTGAGGAATATCTGCGGAAGTACCGGAAGGAGGCAGTAGAGGGGGAGGGGGTGGGTATGGGCAGGAAGCGCAGGAAGCGAGGTTCGTTGCAGAGGGTGACGAGCGGTGGGCGGAGTATGCGTCAGCGTGAGAGTGACGAGGTGGGTGAGATGCGGAGGTACTTGCAGGGGTGGACTTACGGGGAGATAGCGGATGAGGTGAACAGGGGAGCGGAGGCCAATGGCTTGGAGTATAGGGTAAATGCGGAGGTGGTTCGGCGTGATGTGGAGAGTGTGTTGGGTCGGAAAGTGCGTCTGTTGCGTCAGGAGGGCGGGATGGATGCGTTGGTGGCGAAGGAGTGCGAGAAGCTTGACCTGCTGGAGAAGGAGGCGTGGTTCGACTATCTGAAGAGTAGGGAGAAGCGTGTGACGGTGCGGAATACGGACGGGCAGGTGACGGAGACGGTTCGTGATTCGGTGGGGAATCCGAAGTATCTTGATGTATTGTTGCGGATAATGGAGCGGCGGGCGAAGTTGCTTGGCGTGGACAGTCCGGTACAGGTAGATGTGACGGCTCGGCAGGGTGGGGCGTCTCGTGGCTATGATTTTAGCAATATACCGGAGGAGCAGTTAGCACAGATGGCGGATGCTTTGTTTGACGCGAGGCGTGAGATACCGGCTTCTGGTGCGGTGGTAGAGAAGGAGGTGGGAAATGGAGAGTAGGATGACGCCCCAGATGGCGGATGCGTTGGTGACGTATATGAGCCGTAAGAGGTTCGGGTATTTCGCGCGTTATGTGAAACCACGGACGGAGATGACGGACTTTCATCGGACTTATTGTGAGATACTTGACCGGTTTGCGCGTGGGCAGATACGGAGGGTGATATTGTCCTGCCAGCCGCAGGTGGGCAAGTCAGAATTTGCCTCACGTCTGCTTCCCGCGTATCTGTTAGGCTTGAATCCCGACCTACGGATAGGTGTGTGCTCGTATTCGGCTAATCTTGCGAGCACGTTCAACAGGGACGTTCAGAGGATAATTGCCTCGGATGAGTATGCCGCTCTTTTTCCGCTTACGCAGATAGCGAAGTCGCGGGCGATAGAGGGCAAGTGCGACTATGCTTGCAACGCCACAGTGACGGAGGTGGTGGGGCGTAACGGCGGTGTGCGTGCCGTGGGGCGTGGTGGCTCGTTAACGGGTATGCCTTTGGACGTGGCTATCCTTGATGACCTTTATAAAGACCACGCGGAGGCTAATTCCCCGCTTGTGCGTGATTTGGCGTGGAACTGGTACACGTCCGTGCTGCGGTCACGTCTGAGCAACGGGGGGCGTGAGTTGATTGTGTTCACGCGTTGGCATAAGGACGATATTATTGGCCGTATAAAAGATTCGGAGAAATGCGTGGAGATAACCTCGTGGAAGCAACTTGACCGGCTCCCCAAAAACGCTTGGGCGGTGGTTAACTTCCCCGCAGTAAAGGAGGGTGCACCGACAGAGATAGACCCACGGAAACAGGGCGAGGTGTTGTGGCCGGAAAGACACGGAAAGGAAGAGATGGAACGGGAGCGGTTGCTTGACCCAGTGAACTTTGCGTGCCTTTATCAGGGGAATCCATCGGACGTATCTGCTTTGCTTTATCACCCGTTCAAGACCTACACGGACAAGGGCGAATGGGGTGTATTTGTCCGGAGGGGCAACTATACCGACCCAGCGGATTCTGGAAAGGATATGACTTGCTCTATATGTTATGACGTGTACAGAAGTGCGCACGGGCGTTTCAACGCGAGGACGCGGAGGATGGAGCCGTTCTATTTCGCGCTTGTGACAGATATGATATTCACAGAGAAAGGAACGGAGGTGACAAGAACGCTTATTCCGGAGATGCTGAACCGGAACAACACGCAGAGGGCGTGGATAGAGGGCAACAACGGCGGCGAGCAGTTCCGTAAGGACATTATGAGGAAAACGCGGTGCGAGTTGAGGGGCTTCCATCAGAAGATGAATAAGGAGAGCAAGATACTGACGTATGCGCCCTATGTGAATGAACAAATTGTCTTTCCCGCGGGATGGGAGGAAAGGTGGGAGAATGCCTTTCGGCATCTTCGGGACTTTCTTTCAGATTTTAGAGCGAATAAACACGATGATATAGAAGACGTGTTATCTGAGATATACCTGCGTGAACTTGCGGGCACAGAAAAGGCGAAAGGCATAAGGCGAATAAATTAAGTTTGGGATATGAAAAGACCGAAATATGGGAATAAAAAAGTTGTGTTTAAGGGTGAGACGTTCGATTCCGCCCGAGAGCGCGATAGGTACATATATTTGTTAGAGCAAGAGGCACGGGGGAACATAATGTTTTTACGAAGGCAGGTGGTGTATGAGTTAGTGCCGGAAATCACCGAGACGATAGAGGTTCAGTTGAAAACAAAGGTAAAGAGGGCGGTGAAGGTGGTGCAGCGGGCTGTGACCTATCGGTGTGACTTTGAATATATGAAGTCAGCGGATGGGACGACAGTGGTCGAGGACGTAAAGATATGCCCTGCCCTTATTCCCAAAGAGTATGTGTTGAAGGAAAAGCTGTTCCGGTGGCGGTTCGGTTTTCCTATAAGGCGGGTGTATGTGGCTACTGAATGTGTTTGATTATTGATAATTTAAGTGTGGTTTATTACTATTGCCCGCATCTAAACTTGTATATTTGCCACAACAGAAAGAGGGGCGAGGAAAGAAGTTTAACGTATAAAACATTGTGATATGATTTGCAAATGCCCGTTGGGCGCATCATTGCCCGACATACCAAAATTCACTTGTGGGGAGTCTTTCGGACAGATTCAGAAACTTGCCTTCCAGAGGTTAACGGATTCATCCGGAGCGATTAATGGATTTACGACTACAAAGCGCATAACGCTGAAGGCATCTTGGGATGCCCTTTTAAGCGCAGATGACGGGACGAAGATTGTTGTTACTCCGTTCATTAACGCGCCCACTGCCGAGGCGGGGGCAGCGCGCACTTTCGGCGGCGGCAACGATACCCTCGGGGGAGTAGAGGAAATCGTGGGGCGTGAGCCAACTCCTTTTACGGCTGTTTTGAGGAGATACCCACAAAATATAATAAAGGCGTTAAAGGAACTCGAATGTGAGTCTTTGGCGCATAATCTTGGTGTTTACCTTATAGATGAGAATGGCGCGGTCGGTGCTCTTGCGGGGGAGACAACGGGCGATTATAAGCCCATTCCCGTGGAAGCCTTGTTTGTCGGTGACAAAACTCTTGGGGGGTATGAGGCGCCGGACTCCAATGCAATTCAGTTCTCGTTCCGTCCGAACTGGTCGGATGACCTTCAGGTGATTGCATGCGAGTTTGATGCGCGTGACCTTTAATTTTTGCGGTCATGGAGGCGAGGATTACACAGGTGAAGCTATACGCACCACGTGCGGGTTGGCGGGAGACGTTCCCGTTGATGCAGGCAGAGCGGATGTTAAAACTCCCCAACCCCGCGTGGGTTCTTGATGACGAAAAATTTGAATTTGCGGATGGTAAGATTCGACGCATATCAAGCGGCAAGGGCAGCAAGGCGGGGCAGTAAGGGCTCCGAGATTGCCGATATGATTCGGCAACAGGAGCGTTTGCGCTTTCACGTGCAGACGGAAGTCACGGATGATGTGGCTTCTCCAGCGCGGAGGGACTTCCTTGCCTTTGTAAAGAATCTTATCCCCGAGGATAAGTATCGTCTTTTCTGTTCGCTGTTCCGTTATCCGGTTGCGAGTAACGAGATTTGTGGGGTGATATTTGACCGCCTTTCGCGCATCTTTGATGGGAAAAATGCCGCATTGAACTATGAATTTAGTGACGGCGGTGATGCTGCGGATTGGGATACATACCGGCGTGACGTGTTACGCGAGCCATCCGTGTGGGCAGATGATGCGTGGGAGCGTTTCCGTACCGACATAGACTGCCTGGTTGTGGTTGATATGCCGGACGTTCCGTCCGTTGGGCGCCCCGAGCCTTATTTCTATTTTGTAAGTCCGGAACGCCTATTGAATTATGAGAATGGGCAGCGTGGGGAGGTATTGTGGGTGGCTTTTCAAAACGGGGAGCGAAATATCGTGATAGATGGGGGCGCGTATCGTGTGTATGATAAGGATTGGAATCTACTCTCTGAACGCGTACATTCCTTGGGCTATTGCCCGTGTGCGTGGTTCTGGAACGTGCCTCTGACACTTGACCGCCCGTGGTTGAAGTGGTCGCCCGTGAGTCGTCAACTATCCGCTTTGGATTGGTGGTTGTTCTTTCATATCTCGAAGCAGCAACTTGACCTTTTCGGGGCTTATCCGATATATTCGGGCTATGAGCCGGAGTGTGATTACGAGGACGATAGCGGACGACATTGCTCGCACGGCTATCTTGTGGACGCAGCAGACCACTATGTGTATGATGCAAACGGGTTAGTTCGTTGTCCGGTGTGTGCGTCAAAGCGAATCACGGGCGCGGGGTCTTTTGTGGAAGTCCCCGTTCCGGTTGAGGGGCAGCCCGACCTGCGTAACCCGATACAGAAGCTGGACGCGGATGTGAACGCATTGAAGTTCAATGTGGATGAGGAGGACAGACTACGAAAGCATATCATAGATGCGTCCGTGGGCTCGGATGATTCGATACTTTCCATAAGCGCGGTGAACGATAAGCAGATAGATGCGGAGTTCGAGAGTAAGAGCGTCATCTTGAGGCGCGTGAAGGTGGGTTTTGAGCGCATACAGACTTTCGTGGATTCCACTATATGCCGCCTGCGTTATGGGGGGACATTCCTTGGGGCTTCGATAAATTACGGGACGGATTTTTTTACCCTTTCTGGGACAGAACTCCGTGAGCGTTATAAGGCTGCGAAAGAGGCGGGCGCAAGCGAAAGCGAACTTGACGCGATACAAAAGCAGATTGTGGAGAGCGATTACCGAAGCGACTCCCGTATGCGGGCGCGTATGCGGCTACTTGCCGAACTCGAACCCTACAGACACCTGACAGTGGCCGAGGCGGTTAGCCTATACAAGGAGGGCTTGCTTGATGAGCGCGAACTGCGATTGAAAATGGACTTTACAAACTACATTGCGCGGTTTGAGAGAGAAAATACAGATATTGTGGCTTTCGGAGCGCAGTCTACATACAAAGCGAAGATTGACACAATACGCAAAACATTATTGAATTATGCTAACGAAAGAAGGAAAGAATTTGCCGTTGATTGAAATCACGGCCGAGAATTACCTCGTTGATGACAACGAGAGGGGATTTTATCACTGCAAGCTGGAGCGGAAGCTGTTCGACCAGAGCACGTCGGCGCGACTGAGCCGCCCGTTCGTGCAGAAATTTGACGTGAAGGGCTTTGCCGGACTTTACCGCAATCTCATCGAGAGCGGCTATGACGTGGAGATACTCCACGACCCGACCGCAAGACCAGAGGGTAAAAAGAAAGGAGGAAAGTAATATGTTGACGGCCGAATTGATAAACGGGAACATCACCGGACTCACAGAGGAGCAGGTGAACGCGCTTATAGAGTTGTCTCGTAATGACGAAAATCAAGTCATAGGGCAGCGAATAGGCGAGATATATCGCGAGTTGGATAACACGATAGCCGCGTCTACCGGCATACCGCGCGAGGGGGCAGAAAAGACTTATGCTTACTTGAAGCGCAGCGCGGAGGCATTGAAGGCGCGGGCGAGCGTGGATACCGACCTGAAGGCGAAATACGATGAGTTGGATACGAAGTATCAGAAGATGCTGTTGGACGGGGGGACAGAGGAGACGCGTGCACAGATTGCGCAATTGAAGACCGACCTTGAAAGTACAAAGGCGGCTCTTTCCGAGAGCCTATCAAACGCGCAAAAGGCGGAAAAACGGCATCAGAAGGAGATGCTTGACTATCGCGTAAACGCGGAGTTTGAGCGCGCGGCAGCGGGGCTGAAGTTCCGACCTGACTACTCACAGAATATGGTGGATGTGCTCCGCAGGGACGCGGTGAACTCCATTAAGGGGAAATATACGGCATCCTTCGAGGATGACACACTTGTTTTCCGCGACAAGGAGGGCAAGATTGCCGTAAACCCGTCCGATATGCTGAAGCCTTATGGGGCAGCGGACTTGCTTACAGAGCATCTACGCAGCCTTGGCGCGCTTGACGAGGGCAACAGAGGTAACGGGGGCGCCGGTGGAAACGGAAGTGCGGGCGGGCAGGGCGGAAGCCGTGTGGTGTCCCTTTCCGGCGCAAAGACAAGAACAGAAGCGGATGACATCATAGTAGCCGATTTGCTCGCAAAGGGACTTGTGAGTGGGACGGCAGCATTTGCCGAAGCGCGGGACGCTGCGTGGAGGGATAATAACGTGATGTCATTACCGATGCAATAAGAAAGGGTCAGAGGGTAAGACCTTGATATACAATTTGTTTAACATTCTTAATTCAAGTACAAGATTATGAGTTTACTTGCAACAAGACTACAGAATTGGCGTATCGCTGACCCGCGGTTCAGTAAGAATACGCTCCGTCCGAGCCGCTATGGTGCTCTTGACCTTTTCGTAAGGCAGACCGAGGCGCCGGATTCAATAATCACTCCCGAACTGAGGGCGAAGGCTCTTGGCTCTATGGGGAACACGATTCAGGTGCCCGTATTTGACACCGACACTGTTGAGGTGGCGGCAGCCCGTACTTGCGTGGTTGCGGATAACGAGAATACTTCGGCACTCTACACGCTCGCATTCTCAACACTTTCAGTTGGCTTTACCATTGTTCCTTCGCTCTATGCGAACAACGAAATCGGCTATGAGGCTGACTTCAATCGCAAAATGGCGAAGATTACAAAGGCACTTGCGAACAAACTTGACCAATTGGCAGTTGCGGCTCTTGAAGCGAACAAGACACAGAAGTTTAACGACACACTTATCTACACTCCGGCGGGCAACGCGATTCCGGCAGACTGGAATCAACGCGAAGACATCCTTGAGGACGTGGCTACAATGATGGTTGCAAACGACTACGATGGGCAGGTTCATATCGTGGGCAATGGTGGTGTGGATGCGCTTGTACGCAAACTCGCACAGCACGGCTTCTACAATGAAGTGAACAAGCAACTGGAGTATGCCGACAAAGTGTTCCACTTCACAAATAACATTACCAACGCTGAGGGCAAGTATGGAACTCTCTATGCCGTTGAGGAGGGTAATGTGGGTATCGTAACCCGTCTTGACAGGGAGAGCGCGCGTCAGGCACAGACGCAGGTGGGACACGAGTGGCTTCAGGTAGACCTCGGACTCGGGATGCCGGTTGGACTTCACCACTATCAGGCTGTGGGAGACCAGAGTAAGATTGCAGGAGACGCGTCCGCAGACCTCACTTGCGCCGTTAAGGACTACTATGGCTTCAGTCTTGATGTCGCATTTGTTGTGGCTTACAACAACGACATGGAGGGCAATCCAAACCCTATCATAAAGGCGACAATCGACAAAGGCACAAGTTACGCCCTTCCGGTCACTGTTGTTGGTACAGTGAACACAAAGGCGGAAACTACTGTGCAGCCTTAATTCATAAAGGGAAGACACCTCTTTTCTCTTTCGGCCGCGGGGGGCGGGGCTTGTCCCCGTCCTCCGCTTTTTACTTAAACATAGCAAGATATGTATAGATTAAAAGAAATTCAAGAATCGTGGCGTAACCTTGTGGGGTGGGAGACGGATGCTGCAATTCTGGGGAATGTGACAACAATTCAGGGCAAAAGTGAGAGCGGCCTCTATTTCAATGGGGCACACCCGCTTGTAACCGCCGCTAACGTGGAGGCGGTTATGCCCGAGAATTACGGAATCGGTGGTTATCCCGAATACAATCCCATACGCACCTATGAGCGTGACGACATCGTGAACTATAAGGGCGAGTTATGGCGCGCGCGCGCGCGTCAAAGAGGCGTGGAGCCGGGGATTCGTGCATACTTCAACGATGACTTCAACGATGACTTTCTGAAGGGGGGCTGGGCGCTCTCCTCACCCGTTGCGGAGTATATGCGAAAACTTACGGAGGATGGCATCGCGAAGGTTGTTACAACGTTTATCGAACGGAAGAAACTTGCCCGCGAGACGCGCTCCCTTGTAAGCCGGCGGGCGTTGTTTGACGGGGCGGGCAGGATAGCGAACAGTACGGACAATGATGGGCGGCTCGTGGGTATAGAAATACTGCCCGTACGTGCGATGGGCGTAACCACAAAGATAGAGCGTATAGGCTTGCAGTTTACGAAAGACGCGGATATCACGATACGGATTTATCATTCATCGCAGACGCAAGCGGTATATGAGAAAACCCTACATTATGACGGCAACGGGGCATTCCGGTGGTTTTCGCTCGATGACGTGTACCTTCCATATCTTGGGAACGACCATGCAGGCGGTTCTTGGTATGTGACCTATCGACAAGACGAGCTGTCTGTCGGTTGCTACGGAATAAACGTGAGCAAAGATTGGAGCAGGGAGCCGTGCGGGACGTGCAATGTGGGCGCGGTGCAGGCTTGGCGTGAAGTTACGCGGTTTGCGGCTTATTCGCCATTCTTTATTGAGGGTAAGGAGTTGAACGCGGATAACAGCATCTGGGATATTGCACAAAATACCTACACGAACACGCTGAACTATGGATTGAATCTTGAAGTTTCTGTTGGATGCGACCTTACAGAAACGCTTATAAGTCAAAGAGATATGTTTGCCTCAGTGCTTCAGAAGCAGGTGGCGGCAGACGTGCTCGCATTGTTGATGAACAATCCAAACGTGCGTGTGAACCGCAATCAAACGAATGCCTCGCGGCTCGACTTGGCGTATGACCTCAACGGGCAGGACGGACACGGGGGGCTCGGACGTGACCTACGGAGGGCGTATGACGCGCTGGAGGTAGAGACGAGGGGGCTTGACCGCGTGTGCCTGTGTGACCACACGGGCGGGGTGCGTTATCGGAGTGTATAGTTATGGATGTAACAGTACGGCTTGAGGATATGGTATCCGCCCTTTCGTCTTTGGAGATTATGATTCCGGAATGGGCGAGGGATGCGTGTCAGGATGCCTCAAACGAGATTGCGCAGCTAAATCGAGACCGGCTTATGGAGGGAAGGGCACCGGATGGGGGCAGTATTACACCCTTTTATTCGCCCTATACTTTGGCATATAAGCGGAAACGTGGCGGTATCACGGATAGAGTGACGCTGTATGATTATGGGAACTTTCATGCGAGCCTGCGGATAGTGTTCGGTAGCGAGGAATTTCACGTGGAGAGTACGGATGGGGACGAGGCGAAAGTGGATTATCTGTTGCGGCACTATCTTGGCGAGGTGCTCGGATTCAGTCAAGATGACCTTGACTATATACGGGCGTTCATCGTGGCAGAGCCGGTTTCAAAGAGACTTTATGACTTTATAAAACGTTGATTATGGAGAGAATACCATTAAGGGAGCATCCGTACCTTTTCGACAAGACGGTGCAGAATATACAGAAGGCTTTGGGGGCGGGGTTGACTTGGCTTGACCACGCCTTCGGGCTTGCGGAGCGCATCACGCGTGTGATTAACGGCAATAAATATATTTTACCTAATCTTTGGGTAGGCGGTAATGAGTATATCGACCTTTTGCCCGACCAGATGCGGGGGAGTTTTTCTTTCTGTTACCTCAATGAGCCGCAAAAGCAGGCGAATGGCCGTATGAGCGCGCAAATAGAGGTTATAATTTGGTGGGACACGCGGAGTGTGGACGCGGAGTTGCGTGATTTGGAGCGTGTGAAGTCGCAGGTGCTTGACACACTTTCGCACGTGGCGGGAGCCGAGGTTGTAGCGATTTATGACCGCCCTTCGAGTGTGTATAAGGGCTTTACATTTGATGAGACGGCCGCGTATGCGTTAATGCATCCTTTCGCGGGCATCCGCGTTTCTCTTAATGCTTATGCAGAGCCAGACTGCAACCCGTATATATAGGCTAAATATTTGTAAAAATGTGGGGGTGAGTGGGGCGTTTTTGGTTTCAAATCCCCTATATTTGTGAAAAATAGAAAGTTATGAAAGAGAAAGTAAAAACGACTGCGGTTTTGAGCGGGAAACTTATCGCCCTTCTTTTGGTTTTGGCGTTTTTCGTGGGGTTTACGCCTTATATGTCCCCTCTACTTACAAAGTGTATTGTCACAGGGGCTTTCGCGGCTTATACGCTTGTTTTGGCGTCAAAATGGGGATTTGTTGAATATATACAAGTCCACGGAAGCCGTCTTGCGGCGGAAATGGCATCGTGCGACTTTTGCCTTTCGTGGTGGACGTGTGTATTGTTTTGTGGCATAGGCTGGGTTGTGACAGGTGCGCTCGATTGGATTCCTGCAACATTTGCGGCCACAATGTTTTGTAGGGTTATAAAATAGGGGTGTTATGGAGATAGAGGTTAACGGGCACAAGTTGGTGCTTTATGACACACCGGACGAGATGCCGGTAAAGCGTTTTCATAAGTTCAGTAAGTATGTGTTGATAGATTCTGGGCTTGGTGGAGATATGGCGTCTATAGATAAGCGCATTGGACGACTTATTGAGTTGAATATGCGCGGGGACAAAAACGGGCTTGACACAGAACTACGAAACTTGCGGCAATCTATGGCGATGTCGCTGGACGGGTTCAACGGGAAGAGCCTCGCGCTCGCTGTATTGGTGCGTTCAATAGATGGGAAGCCGCGTGACGATATATCTGAGGAGGGGCTGAGGAAGACCGCTGAAATATTTTCAGAAGTTCGTGTTGACAGGCTGACGGGTTGGCTCGTTGGCGTGAAAAAAAAAATAGATGCTGAACTGACAGCCTATTTTCCGCAGAAGTTCGGGGGGAGTGTGGAGGCGGAGTATGCATCCTTGATAAGGAGGCGGTGCAACGCGATACTTGATGGGATTATAGAGGGGCGAGACACGACCGAGGAGGTACGGAAGATTGAGGGCGAGATGTTGTTGTTTGAGGAAGTAAAGTCGTTTTGGAACGGGGACTTTGAGGTGCGGTTCGATAGGCAATACGAGGATATGTGCCTTTATATTTCGGGGGAGTTGCACGCGGATGCAAAGCGGATGACAGTCACGGAATACTATTCCGCCTATGAATTGCTGGAGAAACGGGAAAAGGAGATGAAGAAATTGAGGACAAGAACAAAAAAATAGGTGATAATGGAAAGTATCAAGTATAGTGACCTCGTAATTGATGACGGGGCGATACAGAAACTTATCGGGGAACTGGGGCAGTTGCGTCAGACCTACGAGCGGGACGTGCAGGCGATTATAGCCGCGTGCAAGGAAATGAAGACCTCAATCAATGGTATGGGCGCAGGTGGGGGCGCGGGCAGCCCGTTGACGCAGCAGATGAGTGAGATTGACAAGCTGAAGGCGAAGTATGATGAGCTGAAGCGCCGGTACGAACAGAACGACCTTGCAATAGAGCAATACAAGGCGCGGATTGCGGAGTTGCGTCAAGAGATGAAGGCTGAGGCGAAGGCGCAATTAGAGACTACACAGGGGACGAAACAGGCGTTGGAAAGTTACAACCGCCTCGCGGCGCAATACACGCGGCTGAAGATTGAACTGAACAAGTACTCACAGGCGGAAATTAACAGCAATAAAGCGTTACTTGCCAAACAGAATCAAGCCGCAGCCACAATGGAGCAGATGAAGGCTTTGCAGGCGGCTACGGGGCGACATACATTGGACGTGGGTAACTACTCAAAGGCACTCAATGGCTTGGGGCTCGCCACGCAGCAGATTGTGCGTGAGGCTCCGTCTCTTGCAGTGTCGTTCAACCAGTTTTTCCTTGCTATAAGCAACAACCTGCCTATATTCTCCGATGCTTTCAAGCGGGTACAGGAGGAAATTGGCAGTACGAAAGCCGCGCTGATGCAGACGCTGAAGTCGGTGTTTAGTTGGCAGACTGCTCTCATTGCGGGCGTAACTTTGTTGGCTGCGTATGGAGACGAGATAATCGACTTCACGAAAAAGATGCTTGGGCTCGCTAAAGGTGTGGATGTCGCGAGACAATCCTTGCAGAAATACAGGGAGAGTATGCAGTCCGTGGCGGGCGATATGGGAGAGAGCGCGGGCGAGATTAATGCTTTGGTTGACGCTGTGGCGGAGGGCAATATGACCTCGAAGCAAGAGGCGGATGTCCTGAACTATGTGAATGAGAAATACGGGGCGTATATCGAGCGGCTGGGGCTTACAATTAACAGCACGCAAGCCCTTGTCGAGAATAAGAATATGCTCGTTGAAGCCCTTATGCGCGAGGCGCAGGCGCGTGGTGTCTTGAATGAGATTACGGAAATATCGGGACAGATAGCGGAGCGGGAGGCGTCTGTGGAGAGGTTGAAACTTACAGATGCACTCAGTGAGGCGCAGGCGGGTGAAGACAGGCTCGTTAAGGCTATCGGTGGGGCGGATGAGAACCTTGGGAATGTGGAGAATTTGAGACGCCTTGGGGTTGCGGGGTTGAATCTGGACACCGCGACAAAAAACCTTGAGGCATTTGATGAGGAGACAAAGGTGTTGTATGCTACGCTTGACAGATTGATGGCTCTTATTCCGTCCCTTGATTTGAGCGGTTTATTCGGGGAAGGAGAAAAGGGGAAAGGGAAAGGGCTTGAACTTCCCGAGGTTTTCCTGAAGGTGGATATAGACCTCGATGACGTGGAGGAGAAGATTGAAAACGAGCAACTCGACCTTGAGATAGAGCCTATATTACAGCACGACAAGATAAGGCGCTCTGTGCTTGACGCGCAGTATGAGGTGGAAAAGAGCGGGTTGAAGATTCAATATTTCGGGAATCCGGAGGAACTGCAAAGGCAACTTCGGGAGGCCGAGATTGCCTATAAGGAAAAAATCCTTGACCAGTGGAAGAAGGAGGGCTTTGAACTTACATATGAGTTCCAGAATCTGCAAAACGAGGTTATCTTGTTGCGGATGGAGGCGGAAAAAGAAGGGAAGGTAACGTGGTTCGAGAAACTCCAAAAGAAATTGGAGGACAAGTTTGGCAAGAAGGGGCTGAACAAGATAATGAAAGCCGTTGAGCAAACCGCAGGTTATATTATGGAGCAGTTCCAAAGCATTGCGCAGGCGCGGGTGGAACTTGCGAATACGATGGTTGAGCAGTCGGAAAGGGAACTTGAAACAGCGAAGTCCACGCTTGACCAAGAGATTGAGGCGCGAAATAACGGATACGCAAACAACGTGGCTTTGGCGCAGCAGGAATACCTTGAGAAGCAGCGGATTAACGAGCAGGCATTGGCGGAGCAACAAGCAGCCACGGAAGCGCAAGAAAGGCTGAATACGGTGCAGCAGATGGTAAGCCTTATCACCGCTTCTGCAAGCATATTTAGTTCGCTCTCAACAATACCTTTCGGTGCAGGTATTCCGATTGCGATAGGGCTTATTGCGACAATGTTTGCGGCTTTTGCGGCTGCGAAGGTACAGGCAGCTCAGTTGACGGCGCAGACCTACGGGCAGGGCGGCACGGAGCTGCTCTCGGGCGGTTCCCACCAATCTGGGAACGATATTCCACTGGGGACGATGCCTGACGGTCGCGAAAGGCGCGCGGAGGGCGGGGAGTACCTCGCGATAATCAACAAGCGGAGTTCACGCAAGTACGGGAGCCTCGTTCCCGCCGTGGTGGACGCGCTCAACGCGGGCGTGTTCGAGCAGAAGTATGGGAACGCCTTTCGTGGCAATGCTGGGATAGTGGTAGATATGGATGGCTCTACGGATGCGATAGAGCGTTTCCACGCGGATATGAAGAAGGCTATGGGCAGGAGGACGGAGACGCGCCTTGCGGACGGAACGCGGATTGTCACTTACGGGCACACACGCAAGATAATAAGGTCATAAGATATGAAAGAGGAAATAACATTTACAATGGGGTTGCGGGGCGGCACTTTTAGGCAGTGCTATCCCCGCTATTCGGAACTTTCGGTCGAGTACAGCCGCGAAGATGGCGAGATGGCTTTCGGTCAGAAGCTGTCGGGGTCGCTGAAATTCATCGACACGGACTATGATTGGATAATGTCGCAGGATAGGGGTGTTGAGATACTTGTGCGTCTGAATAGAAGTGGCATTGAGTTTTTCGGTAAGTTTGTTATCACGGACTGCGAGATAGACGAGGACAACAGGAAGATTGAGGTGGAACTTGAAGCGGATGACGCTTATTCGTGGCTGAAGGCGCATCTTGACGACACCTTCAACCTCGTGGGGCTCGCGCCGAGGAACGAGGTGATAGAGTATCAACGGCGGGCTTGCTGGCAGTTTTACAGGCAGGGGGACAAGAAGCTCACTGCCGTAATGGGCGGCGACTACTTCGAGATGGACGCGACGCAGACGGCGAGCCACTCCGACTTGGTGAGCAAGTATTATTTCAATATCGTTGATGGAGAATGCAGTATATCTACGGGATACAGCGGCTATGTGCCCGATAATTATAAGGAACTTAACGGGAAGATATTCAAGGGCACAGCCTCCGGTTATCTATATGCCGATGGACTTGCCAATTGGCGTATTCATGTCAGTCTGGGCGGAACTTATGGGATAGGGGATATGATTTTGCAGAATAAGGTAAACTCTGTTTGGACGGAAATAAAATCCACTGTCTATAACATCAGTCCACTGTCTATAACCGTAAAGTTGCAGGACAGTTCGGGGATGATAATCTACACTTATGGGGATGGCACGGATACATATTTCACGGGTATGTACAGCCGAATCGTGCACAACAATGCAGCCTTTTCGCCCAAATATGACTTGCCTACCGAGGACATAGTGGCTAGAACCCTGAATTACAATTATGTAAGCATACCCTCGTCTGACTTGGTGGACTTATACGGAACGAAAGTATACAGTGACACTCCCACGGAGTGGGGGTTCGCTCCGGACAATGTGCACTATTATAAGCAGCCGCAACTGCCGGCATCCACGGGCATTACAGGGCCATTTTATCCGGTGGGCAAAACCACGTGGGGCGAGTATTCGTGGTGGACGTGGTTCAATTTCAGCCAAAGCATTTTTGATTACAGATTTTGGAACACGGTGCAGCTGAGGGACGCTTACCCGCTTGATGCGGTGCTTTCGGTACTTCTGGGCGCGATATTCAAAGACAGCGGTTATACAATATCTTTCGAGGCGTCAAACGCTTACAGCGAATTTTTCTACGGGGCTAACACGGGCAACGTGGAGGCACCGCCACACCTATATATCACGCCCAAGACGAATGTATTGTCGTCAAACTACTCACAAAAGGCACAAAAGGGGGACATAACCATAGCGCAGGTGTTGGATATGTTGCGTGACATATTCCGATGCTATTGGTTCATCGAAAGGCAGTCTGACGGGACTTATAGGCTACGAATAGAGCAGATATTTTGGTTTTATAACGGGGGTTCGTATGGGAGCGGGAGCCCGTATGACATACGGAACGCGAAAGACCCACGTACTGGGAAGAAGTGGGAGTTCGGGCAATCGAAATTTAAGTTCGACATTTCGGAACTTTACAAGCGTTACGAGTTCGGGTGGCAGGACGAATGCACGGACTTTTTTGACGGGGATGCGGTGACTTGCCTCGCGAAATACGTGAATAAAAGCGCAACAAACAAGGTGAAGATTGAGGCGTTCACCTCGGACTTAGATTATATGTTGCTGAATCCGGAAGAGTTCAGCAAAGACGGGTTCGCTCTATTAGGGGCGGGGGAACCTGAAAGCCTAATGTCTTCCTCTTACCGCCCGACCGTGACAATTTCCTTTACAGAGGAGACAAGCATGTTTGCGCTCAAGCGCACTTCACCAAGTGGTGCAATGGCGAGATGCCGCATTGATTCCTCCGCTTACCTCCCCATTTACATAGCGTTCTATAATTCCGCGAGGGAAAAAATAGGACGAGTAACCGCAACGGATGGGAAGTTGTTTTCCATACCAGGGGGGACAGCGTATGTGACCTATCAGCAAGTCTTTGGTTCACCAGAAACCACAACGGCATCCATATACCTCTATGGGGCGTATAACCGCGTGGAGATTCCAGACACAGCTATATATAAGGTCGCCCCGCAGAATTACCGCCTCGCGTTCCACTACATAGAGCGGAAGTGGTATCTTTGGGACTACCCGTGCAGGAATATCGCCTTTGGGGAGGGTGATGAGCGCGAGCCCTACTTTGTATGGGCGATGTATCCGGTGAAGAGGTCAATGGAACAAGAAATATCTTTGCCGTGGGAGGAGATGTTCGACCCGTACAAGGGGGTATTATCAACAAAAGGGAGGGCGTTAGTGAACACTTACACAATAAATCTATTATCTTTGTTTCAGAAACTTACGTTGAGATATGGGACAAACACGAAATAATAACTATTATCCTTTGCCGTTCTACACCACGCTTGGCGAGCAGCAATGCCGGCTCCCGTGGGCGTATGGAGATATATTCCCGTTGTGTTGCGGGAACAACCTTATGCCATTCGTTGCGAAAAGACCTCACTCAACCAAAGCGGCACAGGCTGAACCTGTTCCATTAGGGGATTATTTCGCTGGTTATTTATCAACCCAAGGAATTAACAAGACCCAAGCCGTGGTACAGGGGGTAAACGTGTATAACGCCTTGGGTATAAAAAACTCAATCGATTTATATATTGAGGGGTTACAGCCTCCGGTGCCCGTCGACCAAGAAAACGTGGTGAATATTCTCTGTACGGACGAAGATGGGGCGATTTTAAAGGCTTTTAGCCCAAATAATGGCGATAAGGTATTTACCGGATTCATCAACTTACCCAAGGGAACGACTGCGGTATATGTACAAGCGCACGTGGATGATAAAGACGATGCAGTTGTTTATTACACCAAACGTGTACTCACGCCCATACGTTCTGTTGAGGTAAAGTCTTGTGACGGGGTGGATATGGAGAGTATTCCCCCCAGCGCAATATCTTTGCAATATTATGAGGGTTATGATTGGCTAATATATGACGGCAGGCAATCGATAATAACGTGCCCTTATGGGACATATTACCTTGTGATTACCGATGCTTACAACTTTACTTTGTTCTCGGAAATGTTTTCCTATACAAAGGCACTCCCACCAGTGCTCCTCAGGTGGTCGGATATAACAGATTCGCCCGTTAATGGTCAATCATATCGAAATGAAGTATGGCTGCGTACCTCGGTGGGGCGGCCTGAATATGAGATAGAAAAAGAGGGGGATGAACGTGATGGGTACTTCTTTATGGAGAAGGGCACATCGCGTAAGTCTTATCGGATGACCTTTTATGCGCCTGAGTACCTATGTGATGCGCTGCGTCTTGTCCCATTGGCGGATAGTGTGGAGATATATGACTACACACGTGCTTTGGTGCGATATGTTGTGGATGATGCAGACTTGGAGGTGGAGTGGCTGGAGCAAGGGAACTACGCTTCAGTAACTTTAACGTTCCGAACAGATACGGTAGTAAAGAATTTAGGGAAAATAACTAAATAACGAAGAGTAAAATATTTTATTTCATAACAAAGTAACGCTATGAATTACAATGAATTAAAAGAAAATATTGCCGAAGTAGTTAAGCCAAACAACAATCAAGAGATAACGGGGCAGATAATGCAAGACGCATTATTTGCACTGATAGAAAATCTTGGCGCTGGGTGGCAATTCGGGGGTACGGCGCATCCGGCGGACAAGCCGTCTCTCGGGACTGATACGCGCGCCTTCTACATCGCGGTGGAGAAGGGAGCTTACACCGAGTTCGGTGGGCTTGAGGTCACGGAACTTACCGCGCTAATGTATGATGACCAGTGGTATGCGCAGCCGCTGGGCGTGGCGTTCTGGGAGGACACGGAGGCGGAGATTGGGGTACTCGCGGAGAGGGTGAGTGCGCTTGAGGCTGACGGCTCTGTAACCACGGCACGGCTGGCGGACGGAGCAGTAACTGAGGAAAAGATAGCGGATAGTGCTGTAACAGCGGACAAGATTGCCGCCAATGCTGTTGTGACTGAAAAGATTGCTGACGGCTCGGTGACAGAGGCAAAGATTGCCGCTGGCTCAATTTCAACTCAATTGATAAAGAACGATGCTGTTGCTACTGAAAAGATAGCGGATAGTGCTGTAACTGAATCAAAGATAGCGGATAGTGCTGTAACAGCGGACAAGATTGCCGCCAATGCTGTTGTGACTGAAAAGATTGCTGACGGCTCGGTGACAGAGAGCAAAATAGCCGCGGCATATACAGCGAAGGTAAGCGCGGGGATAGACGCGAAACTCGACAAGGCGGCATTCCTCACTGACACAGAAGTAAACGATATTTGGGACAACAACTAAAAGAGTATATTATGGCAAATAAGTATTTGAATGACGAGGGGTTGAAAGCCCTCGTGAAGAAGATAAAGTCCTATGTTTCGGGGCTTCTGCCCACACAGAAGGTTACATGGGCTGAACTGAAGGCGCTGCGTGACGGGGGTAAGTTGACTGCGGGCAGGAAGTATCGTATAACGGACTTCGTGACGACCTCGGCGCAGGCTGAGACGCGGAGCGCGGGGCACGCCTTTGACGTGATAGTCACCGCCGATGATGAGAAAACACTGAACGAGAACGCTCACGCGGCAATCCATTCGGGGGATACCTACTTCAGTGATTGTAAACTGAACGCTTGGGAACTGAAGTATAGCCTCGACAATGACGTGGAGCGTTTCGCGTGGGCTGATGCAACTAACGGAAAGGGCGTGGTCTGGTGTATGAAGGACGAGTGGGACAACGAGTGCTTCTACGATTTCAAGAATATACAATACAAGCGGTACAAGGTTACGGGTGTGACAGATACGGCTAGGCACAGCTTTTTCCTGAATGGCTATTATGGCATAGAGGGCGGATTTCAGGGCGTTAAAGTAAGCGATACGGATTTCAAGTGGGCTTACACATTCTCTGTTCTTGACGTGGATAAGGACAGCAGTGTTATAATATGGGATGCCGATTATCCCGATGCCTCCATTTTGCAGGGCGGGAACAATGACCCTGACGGGGGAGGTTATTTGCACCCGATACTGAGATGCGAGAAGAACCGCGTGGATGCTCTTGAAATTGCGTCAATTGTGGACGATTCTGAAACAACGGTCAAGTATGCTCTGAATGACGGGGTATTCTTTAGCGAATACAAGTGGTTTGAAACGGACGGCGGCACATACAGGCACGAACTGGAACATTGCGCATACAACCGTTTTGGCAACTCACACAGTTTCACTCTTGCGGTTTGCTGTGGAAACAAGACCGGAACTTCTTGCTATGAGTTCCTTTGTGGCGACTACTGCCACTCTTGGACTTGTGGCGACTACTGCCACTCTTGGACTTGTGGCAACGACTGCTACTCTTGGACTTGTGGCAACGACTGCTACTCTTGGACTTGTGGCAACAGCTGCTACTCTTGGACTTGTGGCAACAGCTGCTACTCTTGGACTTGCGGCAACTACTGCTACTTTTGGACTTGCGGCAACAACTGCTCCTCTTGGTCTTGCGGCAACTCCTGCTCCTCTTGGACTTGTGGCAACTACTGCGACTATTGGACTTGTGGCAACTACTGCGCCTCTTGGATTTGTGGCAACGAGGTATCGGGCACGAAGGTATTGCAGGACTTTGTTTCATACTTCCGTCTTGAGAGCGGTGTGTACAACATAACGATAAAGTCGAGCGGTACTCCTACAGGTTCAACTCCGCTGAAGAACTTTGTCGTGAAGGCGGGAGTAAAGGGCGCGACAGACAAGCTTGCAATCGTGATAGACGAGGCTTCATTCCCACTCGGCTCGGACTACGAGTGGATTATAGCGAAGAACAGCAAGGGGGAGATAAAGCAGTACTGCGAGGCTGACTTGATTAACTAAAAACAACAACGAATATGGAAAAAAGATTTACGATAGGGAGCAGGGCATTCTTTGAGGGGATGCCCGACTTTCAGAGCAAGGACAGGGACATTCTCGTCTACACCGACACGCCCAACGGGTTCACAAACTACAGGCAATCCTCGATGAGCGGGCGGTGCACGATTGAGTGGGCGGCAAAGCCAAAGGCGGATTTCATTGAATATGCCTTGAGAGACAAGGCTGAAGGCTTGGAGTTCGGAAAGTTCCTCGTTCCGGAGTTCGCTGAAGAACTCGGACTAACGATTGACGACCTCAAAAGGCTGTACACACACTTTGAGGGCAGGATTGACAAGAAGCACGGGTATCAGAGAGCGGTTTACGATGCCTATGTAGAAAACGGGGCGTTCACCCTCACTGACGAGCAGAGGACAAGGGCATACGAGGCATACAAGGCTGAAAGACCGGAGTTCTTTGAGGAAAGGGGCAAGTTCAACGAAACAGAGGAGGAATAGATATGGGACAGATTACACAGGTGAATCCGGAGGCTCTGAACGTGGCCTCACAGATGATATTGAAGGAAATAGACCTCACAGGCACAGATGCCGAAAGGAAGGCGAAGTTAGACCAATTTGAGGCTGATTGGAGGGCTTTGACGGGCGCAAATGGCTTGAGTGGAGCGAGGTTTATGGGAATTATAGATTATAATGGAAACCATTATAGCGGCATAATGAACTATTGTACCAATCGAAATGATTTTTTCGGCGGTACATTCCGGTCAGATACCACACCGGATATGATTGACGTTTGTGTTTCCTTTAATTCAGGTGCCTTCACCATTACCCCGCTCTTCCAGCACCTCGAAGCGGTAACAATAAAGACCTCCAACTCCGATGCTGACAAGGCAGCGAATGTGGCTGCAATAAAGGCTTATGTAGACAATCTGAAGGCATTAGGAGTTGATACTACAAAGGGCGTTGATATACCATTAGTAACGAAGAACATAGAAGATGCGGGGGTATTATATTATAAGTCAAGCGAAACAACGACATATGGAATATTCAACAGCGGGTATTACATGATGGTTTGTAGTATTGCGCCCGACGGTTACTGGGAACAGACTTACGAGCTTCAGGGGGCTACAAGCTCCGCCCTCACCACCACCTCAAAGCAGATTGTCGGTGCTATAAACGAGGTGAATGCTCTTGCCAAGGGCGTGAAGGCACTCGGGGCGATAGAGCTGAAGGCGGACGACAAGGCGGCTAACAAGACCGCCCTCGCGGCTTTCCTCAAAATCCTCACGGACGCGGGAATAGACACCTCCAACGGCTACTCCACGCCGATACGCATCACGGGCAACTCGCAGGAATACTTCGGCACTCTCAACATAGGCACGGGGACGCTTCTTGCGGGAGTGGTCACTGACATAAACGAAAGCCATCACTATCCGTGCAACGTGAACATAACGGACGGGGAACTGACGTTCAGCGAAACGAACTACTTTCTCGAAAAGACCTCAAACGAGGTCGTGGAGATGCTTGACGCAATCAAGTATTCCCATACGCCCGTGGCATTCACGGAGACCACCCTCTCGAACAAGGCGCAACTGGAGGTGTTCCTCTCAAAAGTTCCGGACGCGCAGGTGATGCACTGCACCTACAAGGGCGTCTATGCCGGAACGCTCCACAAGATTAACGGGGACTGGTTCGGGTTGCTCGTCAAGAATACCAACGACTATGCCGACAACCTCAACGTCAAGTTGCAGGCGGACGGCACTCTGATTGAGGGCACGACCTCTGTTCAGTCAATCAACGAGCAGTTGGACGCTATAAACGGGGAGGTGAAGTGATATGGGAACGACTGAAGACAAGCTCAACGCGATAGCCTCCTCAAAGGCGGCTATCAAGTCGGCGATACAGGCAAAGGGCGTTTCCTGCGATGACGTGCTCTCGGGGTATGCCGCGCGGATAAAGTCCATTCAGACTGCCACGGTACTCCCCAACGGGACAAAGTTCCGGAGCAGCACTGCGACCCATTTCCCGACATTGAAGTTTGAGGGGCTTACAAATTGCGCGTCAATGTTTTATGATTGTCAGGACTTGATTGACATTGAGGGCATTGACAACACTGCGAACGTGACGGATATGAGCAATATGTTCTATAGTGACATTGCTCTCGTTTCTGTTCCGGAAATGAACACAGCGAAGGTCACTAACGTCCTCAATATGTGCTACGGGTGCGCTGCGCTGGTGAATGTCCCCGTGAGTGGCTCTCTTGACTTTGGGGCGGTAACGAACGCCAATAATGCCTTCACGGGATGCAAGGCTTTGTCCTACGCACGGATAGACAACGTGGGCTGCGACCTCAACCTTACGGACTGCCCGCTTGACGCGGATTCGCTCGACTACGTCCTCTCGCATCTGAAGGAGGTGACGGGAAAGACGTTGACGCTCGGGGAGACGAACCTCGCGAAAGTGACGGAGGCGCAGAAAACGGCTGCGACCGCGAAGGGCTGGACTTTGGCATAGGAGGAAGGCTATGGACTGGGGGCAGATAATGTCGATAATGGGGGGCTTCATAGGGGGCGGTGGCTTGACCGCCCTCTTTACCCTCAGATTCACGCGAAAGAAGGCGGGGGCGGACGCGGACAACGCGGCTATAACCGCGCTGAACAACGCGATAACGACTATGACGGGAATTGACAGCAGCAAGGACGATGAGATTGCCGACTTGAAGGCAGAGAATACCGAACTGCGGCAACAGATAGGCAAGTTGCAGGCGCACCTCGCGGACAAGCGGTGTGAGTGCACCACAAAGGGCTACTATATGTGCGTGCATCAAGGCTGCTCCCTGCGGAGACCCGCGCTCGGACGCGGCAAGACCTTTTTTGACGAACACAAAGACGAGGTGGATTTCGGGGCGGACTTCTACACAGTCGAAGAGCTGATGCGGGCTTACAAGGCACAGGAGGCGGACAGGATTAAAATGATAGGATATGAAGATGCAACTGAAGCGAATCGCGAAACGCGATAACTACACAATAGGGAGACTCTATATTGACGGGGAGTATTTCTGCGACACGCTTGAAGACAAGGTGCGTGACTTGACAAAGGAAGCAAAGGTGTACGGAAAGACGGCCATACCGGAGGGGACTTATGAAGTGACATTGCGCGTTCAATCACCGCGTTTCAGTCAGAAAAGGCAGTACGATTTCTGCAAGGGATATTTGCCGAGGCTGCTGAACGTGCCTCAATTCGAGGGCGTCCTGATACACGTGGGCAACACGGCCTCCGATACTGACGGGTGCATACTTGTCGGGAAAAACAAGGTGCGAGGGATGGTGACGGAGAGCACGGACACGTTCAGAAGGCTATATGACAGGCTTTCGCTCTGTTCCGGAAAGATAACAATAGAGGTGAAATAGCGGTATTCCGCGGCCGCTCCAAAGCGCGGGAATATTGTGGTTCATAATTAATTGGTTATTAGCGTGAAGTTCCGTGTCGTGATGATACGGAACTTTTGCTATATTTGCGGGACGATTCTTTTTCATTATAGTTAGGGCTTATACACGGATGCTCCGGTGCTGTGAAGTACCGGAGTTTTATTATATTTGCAGAAAATCAATTCAATATGAGAGAGATAATTCAACTATTGCTGTGGCTGTGGCAGATGCCGCAGAACTTGCTGGGCGAAATCCTCGCGTTCTGTTACGGGGGGAGCACGTCCTTTTGCCGTACGGGGAAATATAACCGCGTGGCGGTGGTATCCTCGGACAGGATGCGCGGGGGCATATCGCTCGGGAACGTGGTGATACTGCCGGTTTTCTTTTCACAGGAGACGTTGCGGCACGAACTTGGGCATTGCAAGCAGTCGCTATATTTGGGGTGGCTGTATCTTGTTGTTGTGGGATTGCCTTCCATAGTGCACGCGGCTTTGCATAAGAAAGGGGATTATTACCATTTCTGGACTGAGCGACTTGCAAATAAATTGGGTGGTATCACCGACATAAAATAGAATATTATGAATAATGTTACATGGAAACCAATTATCGGATGGGACGGCAAATATGAAGTTAGTGACACGGGAGAGGTTCGGAGTTTGAACTATAAAAGAACTGGTAAAACAAAGAACCTTCTATTGTTTAAAGATAATAGAGGTTATGTTTCCGTACATCTAACACATAAAGGGAATACTCATAAGGTTTGGGTACATAGATTGGTCGCAACTGCATTTATAGCCAATCCAAATAATTATACAGTTGTTAATCACAAAGATGAGAATCCAAGTAATAATCATGTCGAAAATCTTGAGTGGTGTTCCGTAAAGTATAATGTAAATTATGGGACAGCATTGACAAGGAGGCGTAAGACTATAAGCCGTCCAGTAAATCAATATATGTTAGATGGAACTTTTGTGGCTACATATCAGAGTATAACAGATGCAGCGGCTTCAACCGGCATCCGGAAAAGTTGGATATCTACAATCTGCCGTTGCAGAAAAGGGTCTGCCAAAGGATTTACATTTAGTTATATTGAGGAAAATAGTCATTATCGTGATACTATCAGAAAACCTGTTTGGTGCATAAATATTTCAGATGGTACTTATACTGCTTTTAGAAGTATCAAAGAAGCCGCCCACATCACCAAAGCTCATCCAAGTAATATAATAAAAGCTATAACAGGTAAGATACAGCAGTCTGCTGGTTGTAGATGGGGATATTTGAACCGCCTCGGGGAGAAAATCGTCTTGTAGTACAGGTTGTAGTACAATGGAAAATCCGAAATTTTTGTTATGGAAGATTTGACCAGATGCCTTGTTTCGGCCGTGGTCGGGGCTGTGCTCGCTCTTGCGGCCTTCCTTTGCGTGGCGAGGTGCACGGGCGGGCACAGGCCGGACTCCGAGCCGGTGGTGATAAGGGACACCACGGTTGTGCACGACACGATACGGATAGACAAGCCCGTTCCGAGGTACATACGCACGACCGACACAATCCGCTTAAAAGTGCCCGTGACGGAGGTTTTGAGGGACACTATATATGTAACCCTTGCCCGCGAGGAGAAAGTCTATGAGGACAGCACTTATAGGGCGCGGGTGAGCGGGTACGAGCCGCGTCTTGACCTTATTGAGGTGTACCCGCAGACGATAACCATAACGGAGCGGATAACGGAAAGGGCGAGACGGAAGCCGTGGGGGATAGGCGTGAACGTGGGGTATGGGGCAACCCTGAACGATGGGCGCGTCCGCTTTACGCCTTATGTGGGGGTGGGGATTTCTTATAATATATTCACCTTTTAGTTTTTTTTACTACATTTGTATGAAGACATAATTTCATTTAATTATTACTAATGGGCGGGCTGCTGTGAGGCATCCCGCTTTTTTTGTTTAAAAAAAATAAATATATTTTGCTATTATTAAAAATAATTGTACCTTTGCATAACAAAATCTGAAATGTATGAGACTTAAAGTAATGGAGGCAATGGGCGTGAGGCAGGCGATGGGAATGCCGGTCTCGCTGGCAGAACTTGCTTCGGCTGTCTATGAAAAGAAGCCGAAGCACAGCCGCGAGCAGCTGATGCGGCGCGTGATAAGGGGAGAGGCGAGCAGCCTCAAGTTCGATGAGCTCGTGCGTCTGAGCCGGAAGCTGGACGTGAGCGTGGACTGGCTTCTTGGAATCGAAGAATGATTAAATAATTAAAACCCAATTATTATGAACACAATTAAATTTAGATTGCTTGAGCCGCAGGACATAGATTGCAGGGCGGCTCAAGTCTCTCAGAAGAGAGACGGCACGGTGAGCGCGTGCATCCTGTTGTACAAGGACGCGCGGGTAGACCAGAGCATCCTTGACGAGACGTTCGGCATATTCGGCTGGCAGCGTTCGCACCAGCTGATAGGCGAGCGGCTCTACTGCACGGTGTCCGTGAAAGACCCCGACACGGGGGAATGGATTAGCAAGCAGGACGTGGGAACGGAGAGCAACACGGAGAAGGAGAAGGGGCAGGCGTCCGATTCCTTCAAGCGGGCTTGCTTCAATCTTGGTATCGGCCGTGAGTTGTATTCCGCGCCGCGCATCTGGATACCCCTCAACGAGAAGGAGTATTACACGAATGCCGCGGGCAAGGCGGCGATGTCGCCTTATTGCGGGTTCTCCGTGAAGTCCATCGAATATGACGAGAGGCGCAATGTGAGCGGGCTTGTAATAGTGGATGCACACGGCAACGAGCGTTTCCGTTTCGGGAGCGGGAAGCCACGGGCAAAGGCTGTTACGGAGGGCAAGAAGCCGTGCTCGGACGCTGCCTTCGATAAGGCTATGGAACGGCTGAACAAGGGAGAAAAGTCCCTGATTGACAAGCTGGAGCAGACCTATGCACTTACTGAAGAACAGCAGCAGGTGTTGAATCAATATAAATAATAGGCTATGGACAACACGACAAGGGCGAGGAAACTCGCCAAATGGCTGCGCAGGCAGGAATGGTACAACGCCTATTTTGACAACCTGTGTAAGTGCTACAACGAGCCGCAGGACTACGACCTCGTACAGTCGTTTTGTGAAGGACACGAGGGCGTATTTACTCTGGAACAGGCGTTCAACTGGGAGGGCACGCCGGAGGGACTGAACTTCTGGACGCGGGCGAACGCGGACTTGAAGGCATTTATTAACACACTAACGGATTAGATTATGGAAAGGAACATGACGCTCTACGAACTTGGTGAACAGGAAAGGAAACTTGAAGAGATGCTCTATGAGGCGGGCGGGGAAGTCACGCCCGAGATTGAGGCTCTGATGTCCGACAACGCGGACGACATGGCCTCGAAGGTCGAGGGTTACAACCGGATTATCCGCGAGTACGACAACTTCATTACGGGCTGCGATGAGGAGATAAAGCGGATGACCGCGAAGAAGAGACAGGCGGACAACGCGAAGAAGCGGATAAAGGAGCATATCCTTGAAATGATGCGCCTGTTCGACTGGAGCAAGTTGAAGGGCGCGGACGGGGGTGTGAGCATATCGCGGTCGTCAAAGCGCGCGCTTGACGTGAACGAGGATTTGTTCCTTTCGCGTTTCGACATAGGCGCGAAGGTGGCGGGGCTGGGCTTGCCGTCCTATATCACGCTCGTTCCGAAGATAGACAAGACCGCGCTGGGCAACGCGCTGAAGGGCGCGGAAACGATGCCGGAGGGCGTGGAGTTCGTTGAGACCGAATACGTGACTTTGCGATGATGTACGACCTGCACAATCCCCTCGAACGGGCGCGTTTTGAGCGGAGAGCCGCGAAACTCGCCCGTGACGGGGGCATCGTGGAACTTGTGGAGAAGACGGGGCGGAGCCGTTCGCAGAACGCGTGGCTGCACCTGACGATAGGGTATTTCGCCGCGGAGTTCGGGCTGGAGCGGGAGTATGTGAAGGAGATGTACTACAAGCGGGCGGCGAACGCGGAATTGTACCTGCGTGAACGGGAGGATGCGCTTTGCGGGTGGGTCGAGTACACGCGGAGTTCGGCGGAACTGACAAAGGAGGAGATGTCGCTTTCTCTTGAGCGCTGGAAGGAGTGGTGCGCACGTGTTGCGGAGTTCCCTTTGCCCGAGCCGGAGGAGGGTGAGTTCCTCGACTGGGTCGAGGTGGAGATTTCTCGGAACGGGAAATTTGTGTAGCATTCGTTCTTTGGTGGTTTCCGTGGCGTTTCAGCCACTTTATCCACGAAAACGATAACTTGTATTACCTTGAAATTTTAACGGCTTAAAATCGAAGTTATGACGAATCGGGAATGGGCGGCTATATTGTGCCTTTCGTGCGAAAGTTTGTGGCACTGGAAATAAACTCGAAGAAAATGGATTTTTTGAAAGGGAAATAGATTTTTTTCGTATATTTGTAATGTCGTGTCGCAGCGGCGTGGAGATTTAAGGTTCAAGAACCTATGCACTTGATTATGAGGACTGCGACACTCATAGTCAAGTGCTTTTTTATTGTTATGATAAATCATCCGATTTTTATTATATTTGCATTGTCAAGTAGCGCGGACAACAGAAATTTAAGGTAGCAATACCAAATATCCGGACATTGTCGTGATGCGCTACTCACGATGATGTCCGGATAAATTTTTATGTGACATGAACATAATTTATAACATTTCAATCAATCAATTCGCGGTGGTTGCGAACGGGTGGGACTTGGACTGCACCGACATGGCGATATTCCAGTGCTTTCACATATTCGGTTCGTCCCCCAAGACGCTGCGGATAACCACGCTTGAGGGGCAGTGGTTCTGGGTGAGCGCGAAGAAGATTATCGAGGAACTGCCTATCCTCGGCATCGGGAGCGAAAGGCAGATAAAGAACAGGATAAGCAAGCTGATTGCGTGCGGGCTTATCGAGAAATGCGATGAAGACAAGACCCGCGATTATTACAGGTTCGGAAAGAATTACGACAAGCTATTTGTAAAGGACGTGGAAAAAAATTTCCAAGGGGGTGAAAAAAATTCCGCTGAAGTGAAAGAAATTGCCGAAAGTGCGGAAAAAAATTTCCACGATGACCGGAAAAAAATTTCCACAGAAGATAATATAAGTAATAATATTATACAAGAAGAAGATAATAATATACCCCCTATAATCCCCCTAAAGGGGGAATCCCCCCAAAAGCCAAAGGCTGATTTCAAGAAACTTGCCGATGACTTCTGCAACACGATTGACGGGGACGACTGGAGGGAACTGATAGCCTACTGGCTCGACTACAAGATTGACATCAAGAAGCCGCTCCGCTGTCAAAAGTCCCTTTCCATGTTCGAGAACAGGTTGAGGCGCGAGAGCGGCAACGACATCGAGGTTGCACGCGGCTTCATCGACAGGGCTGTTTCACAGGGCTGGCAGGACATTCACCCCGATGCCGGAAAGTCGTTCTACGAGCAGAAGAAGGACTACGAGAAGAAAGAGGACGAACGCAAGACCCGCGAATGGAGGGCACAGGAGGCCGAAAGACGCGCAGAGGCCGAAAGGCAGAAGGCCGAGGCCGAGAAGAGGCGGCAACGGGAGGAGGAGGAATACAACCGCAAGTATGCCGAATGGCAGGAACGGGAGCGGCAAAGGCTTGCCGAGGATGCGCGGAAAAAGGCCGAATACGAAAAATATCTGAAAGACAACGATTTACCATTTTAACGATTATGATTATGAAAGCGAGAGACTTGATGATTGGGGACTGGATTCAGGACGGGAACAGCTTTCCGATGCGGATAGTGACGGTGGGAGAGGGCTGGGCGTATGCCGACTTCGAGGGCAACGAGGCCGACCCGTGGGAGTACAGAGACCGCGACTTTGCGGACGGCACGGCAAATCCGGTGGAACTGACGGCCGCGATGCTGGAGGCAAACGGCTTCAGGGCATTGGGGCGCGGGACGTGGCAGCGGCACTGCGGGGACGAGACCATAAGGGTGGACGCCACGGGCATCGTCTCAATGGCGGACGGCTCCCTGCTGGCAAGGGCGCGGAAAGTCCACGAATTGCAGCATGTGTTGCGTCTTGTCGGACTTGTTGGATTGGCGGACAACTTTAGACTTGAATAGGCTATGACGATACGGGAGGCACTGGAGGATACGCGGACGATAGTCGCGACCTCGCGGGATGCGCTTACAAGCGCGCTTACGGAACGCATAGCGGACGCGGTGACGAACTACGGGGGCGATGAGGATAAAGGGCGTGACCGCACGATAGCGAAGATATGTGACAGCCTATACAGCCGGTATGGGGCATTGACCTTGAAAGAGGTTGAGTACGTGATAGACGAGGGGACGAAAGGCAGTTACGGGGACAATTTCTCGGTAACAGTTAAGAATTTCCTTAAATGGTTGCAAATGTATCTGCTATCTGACGAGAGGGCGGCGGAAAAGCGTAAGTGGGACAGGGAGCACGCGAATATGCGTATCGACTTTGACGGGACGATAGCCAAGAGGAACGAGGAAAGCATCTGGACTTTGCTGAACAGGTACTACGGGCTTGTGAACGGGGGGCACAGGGTCGAGGGCATCCCGTGCAACCTCGCGAGGGCATATGACTTTCTGCGTGACAGGGGCTTGCGGCTCGCTCCCACGAAGGCGGAGGAACGCCCGCTGATGCTTGCCGCGCTTGAGGAAGCCCGAAAGCCCGTGAAGGCGGACATATGGAACGGCTGGGCTGCGTTTGACGAGACCGTGCGGGCGAAGGCTCTCTGTCTTGAGCCGCTTATAAGGCGCAATCTGCAACAGGTGTATGACATCATAATGCACAAGTAAGCGCGAAATTTTTGCTTGTTGTGCAACTTCTTGAACATGAATTGATTATGGGCGATTTTTCTAAAAATTCCTGAATATGGACTGCATAGACAGAAGAATAAACGAATACATAGGGCACGCGCCGGAGGTGGACGAGGACATTTCCACGAAAGCGGCAACTGGCTTCCGGAAATACATGGAGGATAACGCATGAGATACGGATTGCCATACAGGGGCAGCAAGTCGAGGATTGCGCCCGAGATAGTGGGGCATCTGCCATCGGGGGCGGTGTTCTATGACCTGTTCTGCGGGGGATGCGCTGTCACGCACGCGGCCATGCTTTCGGGCAGATGGGAGCGGTTCGTGGTGAACGACCTTCAGGGGGACATGGCGGAGCTGTTCGTGAACGCGGCGAACGGAAAGTACCGGAACGAGGACAGATGGATAAGCCGCGAGGACTTCCTTTCGCAGAAGGACGCGGACGCTTATGTGCGGGTGTGCTGGAGTTTCGGGAACAACGGGACAAGTTATCTGTACGGGCGCGAGATAGAGCCTTACAAGCGCGCCCTGCACCATGCCGTGGTGTTCGGTGACTTCGCGCCGCTTTCGGAGTTGTGCCCAGAGGTCGTGGACTCCTGCCGAGCCGCGCTCTCGGGGGTTGAGGAAAGGGGCGCGAGAAGGGTTGAGATAGGGCGTGCCGTGGTGCGGTGGCTGAAGGCGAACGGAACGCCGGAGATGCTGCTAAACAACCCGCTCTACAAGTCCTGCCGTTTCAAACAAGGGCGGCTGGAAAGGCTGGAAAGTCTGGAAAGGCTGGAAAGGCTGGAAAGGCTGGAAAGGCTGGAAAGTCTGGAAAGTCTGCAAAGTCTGGAAAGGCTGGAAAGGCTGGAAAGGCTGGAAAGGCTGGAAAGGCTGGAAAGTCTGCAAAGGCTTAATCTTGACTATCGGGACGTGCCCATAGAGGACGGGGGCGTGGTGTACTGCGACCCTCCGTACAGGGGCGTTTCCGGCTATGTCACGGGCGCGTTCGACCACGATGCGTTCTACGACTGGGTGCGGAACGCGGAGTTCCCCGTGTACGTTTCGGAGTACTCGATGCCCGAGGACTTCATTCCGGTATGGGAGAAGCCTGTGGCGGTGCTCGCCAATCAAAAGGGCACGGACGGCAAAGTGACGGAGCGGCTGTATCTGCACGAGAAATGGGCGCACGAGGTGTGGAAGCCGACCCTTTTCTGACGGATTTTTCGTATCTTTGTAAAAAGGACAAGTATATGAGGAGTGATTTTTCAATGACCGTGGACTTGCTTCTGTACAAGGGCGCGGAGGTGATGGAGAGAGATGGGGTTCGTGGCGTGTTCATCCCGATAGAGGGCAACTCCATATTCGAGGGCGACAAGGGGCTTTACCAGAACCTTCAGGCGATAGAACTCGGCAGGATGCGCTTCAACAACACGCATCTTATCAAACGTCAGATATACAAGGAGGAGGCAGCCACGCTGACGGACGAGGAAAAAAAGAATATGCCTATAATAGGGTATATGAAACCGCTGTTTTTCAAAAAAAGTGAAAAAAAATAAAAAAAAGTTTGTGGATATAAAAAATAGTTGTACCTTTGCATCGTGTTAAGGTTGTGACGGCAACCGCAACGAATGGAAGAGAGAAAGCATAGCCGCGAGGGAGTAGTTGGAAGCCGTCACTTTTAACGAAACCTCGCGGCATTTTTAGTTTATTATGAAACGGATTTATAGAATATTATTTTGGGCACTTGCCCTAATAGGGTTTGTGGCGTTTTGTTTCCTTGCGGGGGACGAGACGCCCGAGCGTCCGTTAAGTATAGCGGAGTTTGCCGCGATAAAAGCAACCGCATTGGCGGCTTGTGGGCTGTGTGGCTGGGGATTATCCCGTATCTGGAAGAAACTGGAAAAGGGGGAGGGCGAGATATGAGAGTGCGCTGGTTCACTTGCCCGCGCTGCAACGGGGAGGGCGAGATATTTACGGGGTACGTGGACGGGCAGCGCGTCGAGATGACCCCTGACGAGTACCGGAACGCGGAGTCCGACACGGACGAGATGACGCCCGACATTTGCCCCGACTGCGATGGGACGGGGAAAGTAACAGAAGAGTATTTTAATTTTATGGGAATATGACCCGCTGTGAAGCGCGTGTGTTTTTCATAATTTTTATAATTGTTTGACACGACGCTCCGGAAAGACGGGGGATGCGGACGCGGTGCGGTTGGCTGGCACGCGATTGCGAGGCGAGGGTTCGAGTCCCTCCGTCCGCACAAAATCCCGCAGTGATGCGCGGTTCTGAAAATATCAAGCAGGACGCTCCGGACAGACGGGGTGACAGCCGGAACAGACGGCAAACGGAGGGTTGGCAGAGTGGTTCAATGCACATAAACGAACGAAGGTTCAAATCCTTCACCCTCCACAAACACTTAATTAAATTTTTAAATGTTATGAAACACTTAATTACGATTATTGCTGCCGTGTTAATCACGGCAACAGCCTTTGGGCAAAAGTTTAATGTATGGCGCACCTCACAGGTAGAGGCGGACGCTCTGATAGGTAACGAGGCGTATGAGACCTATATGCTCGTTACGCCCGAGTATAGCGGGATAGCTTATAGTTCCAATAAAGATATTGTTGCGATATTGTGTGGGGAGGGAATCTTCGATGCGGATATAGATGGGAACATATATGTACTTGTGGGGTTATATCGTAACGGAGAACTCACCGACAAAGTTACGCAGATATGGGAACGGGGGGCATCAACCGATACAATGTTGTCTGGACAAGATGATGGGCGGGTTATCAAAAATTGGTTGGAGTCCGGTGGCGACATTCGCTTAATCGCCTCGCGTTATTCGCAGGCATACCTCGATATAAGAATCCCGCACCGAAAGTAGTATGGAGGCCATAACCACACAGGAGGCGCGCATCTTGGCGCATCTTCAGAGCGGAAAGTCCATAACCCCGCTCGAAGCCCTCAACCTTTACGGGTGTTTCCGGCTCGGTGCCCGCATCTGGGACTTGCGGAATGAGGGCTATGACATAGAAATGGAATTGGTAAACTATAACGGCAAGCGTTTCGCTTGTTATCATCTTGCGAAAAATGAAGAGCAGACGCGATGAGATAGGCGTAAACGCGAGGCGCACGGACGAATGCCGCTTTGTTCAACTTGAATTGTTCTGAAAAAGAAAATATTTGCAATTTTATTAAAAATTGCATAAACAAAGACAATTATGAAACACAATCTTACAAATTTGTTAATCAATATATATTTCGCGCTGACGGAGGCGTTGGATATGCTCCTGCGCGAGATAGAGTATCGCATAGAAAAGATTGAGGGCGGGGAGCTGAAGCACGAGGTGAAGCGTGCGCACCGCCTGATGATGGAGGCGGCCGAGGACTTTCACAGGCGGTATGACCTCTATGTCGACAAGGTGAAGATAGACTGCCTGCCCGACAAGAGCAACTACGACCTTTGCAGGCAGGATGCAAACGAGTTCCTCCGCCTGCTCATAACCTATGCGGACAGGTGTGACACGCCCGAGAAGGCAGCAAAGGTTTTTATGTGGCTCAAGTGGCTGCCCGTGAACGTGGCTCCGGACGAGTATGTGAGCAAGTTTACATTGAAATGATGGCGCGTTTTTCTGACTTGAAAGGCAAGACCATTATAGAGATTTGTGGTCTTGAAAAAGGCTCGGATTCGGTTGAGTTCGTGCTGGATGACGGTTCTGTTTATGCAATGGCTCATGAGCAGGATTGTTGCGAGGTCGTTGAAGTAGAGGAGATTTTCGGTGATGCGGATTGTCTGATAGGGCAGCCCGTTCTTGTTGCGGAGGAGAGGATTTCGGATGCGGAAAGTCCGGAGGGCGATGAATACAAGATGTGGACTTTCTACACGCTCGCGACAGTTAAGGGATATGTGGATATTCGCTGGTGCGGGACAAGCAACGGCTGGTATTCAGTTAGTGTTGATTTTAAGAAAATAAAATAATAAAACAATATGGAAACAATCAACAAAGTCGAACTCGCAGGACAAGTCGGAAGCGTCCTGCGAAAGACAGTCGGAGACACGGAGCACGTGCGGTTCTCGCTGTGTACGATACACACATACCGTGATGGAGACTATCCGGTCGTGGAGACCTCGTGGCACGACTGCCACGCATTCGCATCTGACGGCATAGACCTCGCGAAAATCGAAAAGGGCGCGTGGATTCACATCGTCGGACGGCTGAAGTACACGAAGTACGTCAACGTGAATAACAACGAAGGACAGATGACCGAAATAATAGTCTCAAGAATAATCGGCGATGAAAGAGATTAGGTTTGACGTGATGCTCGGTGACAGGTGGCAGTGCACGCTGACCTACAGGTACTGCCCCCTGTTTCCCCTCGACATTGAGGATATTCGGAGGTTCGTGATAGAACAGAGGCCGACATTAAGGAATCAACAATTTGAAATAGCATTCTGACACGAAACAGAAGATAGAGTGGGAGGAATAATTATGAACAAGCAGGAAATAAAATATGGAACCAAAAGAGCAGATTTTAGAATGGCTCGACAAGCAGCCATGGAAGAATGAATTTTATGAGAATTGTGTCAAGTATGGAGCGTACCCAACTTATGACGAAGGTTTTATAAACACAGCATTTGACTATGAATTGACTGCACAGGGAAATGAGGTTTGGAGCAGGCGTTCTGTTGAATATGCGAATTGGTACAAATGCAATGCTGGCAAATGAGTTTATAAATACATTCAGAGACCTCTTGGAAACCGCTAAACCTTTGTTATAACATGAAAATAATATCGTTAAATTGCCGCGTTTGGACGCGGGATAGAGACAAGTCATCCTCCCACTATTGGAGGACGCGAATGGGGCTGATACGGGAATTTATAGAACGTGAAAATCCAGACGTTCTATGCGTTCAAGAACTCTCGTTCCCCGCGAATCTATACATACCCCAAGCGTATCGGCGGGTGGGGTTTAGTATTTCGCACCATATCTATGTCCGGCGGGGAATCGTGGCGTGGCCGTTATGGTTCGCCATACACCACAATGGGGCAAAGGTAGATGGAGTTCGTATAATCAACGTGCACGGAACGTGGCGAAAGTGTATGAGTAAAGTGTGGGGGCGGCTACGGAGACGGATTGTCGGGAAAACGATTGTTATAGGGGACTTCAACCAGACGGAGGATGCGGTTTTAAAAAATTTAGGGCGTCCGATAGACACTGGATACGGGGTAACTTTCCACAATTACGCACAGGGCTACGAATATAAGCCTGACCACTGCGTGGCGTTTGGAGTGGAAGCCAAAGCAGGTGTATTTAATGATGATTTCAAGATGTCAGACCATTTGCCGCTAATTGTTACATATTAGATAGATTTTTTAATAATTTTTTTGTAACTTTACACTACCCGAGGGGCAGGCGGGTGAAAGTTCTGCCCCAAAAAACACAGCACAACTATCATTCGCCGTGAGGCGGTCGAGAAGTACGGAGATGATACGCTTGCTATGTACGAAGTATATTGACAGGCTGTATATGACCCACGATGAGCTGATGAGGCTTCCTGCAAAGGATGTCCGTCGGGTATTTGAAAAACTTAAAAAGAATTGATTATGGACTGGAAAGTTTACTACAAGCCGAAAGGCGACGACCTCGCGAAGGTGTGGGTTTCTGCCAACTCGCGTGAAGAAGCGATACAGAAAGTCAAGCGCGAATACTGGGACATAGAGGAAATAATTAGTTGTTCAAGAATGCAATAATATGAAAGTGAGAATCAAGAGATTAAGCAAGGATGCGGTCGTGCCTAAAAAGGCGCACAAGACAGACGCTGGGTTTGACTTGTATTGTACAGAGATTTCGCTCGATTGGGCGAAACAAGAACTACTTTGCCACACGGGGCTCGCGTTTGAGATTCCGGAGGGACACGCGGGGCTGATATTCCCGAGAAGTTCGATAGCGAACAAGCCGCTGATGCTCCATAACTCCGCGGGCGTGATTGACAGCGGCTATCGGGGCGAGGTTACGGCAAAGTTCGTTATCACGGATGCCCGCGAGTTCCTACAGAATGACGGGGGCTATCACAAGGGCGAAAGGATTGCACAGATGATAATCCTGCCGTATCCCGAAATCGAATTTGAGGAAGCCGATGACCTTTCCGACACCGAGCGCGGAGCCGGAGGATACGGCAGCACCGGAAGGTAAAAAGGCTATAAAATACTTTCCTTTCTGAAAGAAATTTTGTAACTTTACATACCCCGAAGGGCAGGCGGGGAAAGTTCTGCCCCAAAAAACACAGCACAACTATCATTCGCCGTGAGGCGGTCGGCTGCGTTATTCCAATATGTATTTATTTTTCCCGTGCATATTGCGCGGTTGTGTGGAACACTTGCTTTTAAGCACGACCGCGGAGGCCTGACCGCCTCCACGGGAACAAAGCCCCAAGTCCGAGGGGGCAATGTCTCGGACGCATTAAATAATACTGAGCCGGCCATTGCCTCCGTAAGGTATAAAAAGGTAAAATCCCGTTGTGAAACGAAAGGCTCTATATTATGAATATGTTTCAAATTTTTCCTCGGGCTGCGTGCCCGCCCCTTGCCAATTCGGGCGTTGCGGTTGAAATCCGCTTCGGGGAGCGAGAAAGAAATGTGATTATGGCAAAGAAGACACAGGAAATCATCGACTACAGCTGGGCGTCCGACTACTTGCGGCGGGAGGTCACGGCTCGGGCACGGCTGGCGTGCAAGCTGGCTCGGGCGGTGGCGGATTATCTGGAGAGTGATGACGTGTTGGGCTTCTATGCGTATCTGATGATGCTCGACTCCACGGTGCGGGCGATGGTGGACGGTGCGGACAAGGGCATAGAGTCCGCCACACCGCGCAATAAGGGCGAACAGATGACGCGGCTCCTGCTGAAGGCATTTGAGAAATGACAACCCGTACGGGTAATTTTATTAAACCATTAAATTTTATTAAGTTATGAATTATTCATTGAAGATTGATTTGAAAAAACTCTCGGGCGCGATGCTCGGAAGGGTGAACGGGGTGAACAGCGTAATTATACCCGTGGAGAAGAACGGCATCTTCTGTTCAGACAAGGGCGCGGCGTACATAGACCTCGCCGCACTTGAGCTGAAGCAGGAGGGCAAATTTGGGGACACGCACCTCGTAAAGCGTTCTCTCGGGAAGGAAGAGCGGGATAAGATGACAAAAGAGGAGCGGGACAACCAACCAATACTCGGCGGGATGAAGCCGTTTGGGGGCGCGGGTGTTCCGGTTAACATACCGGACGTCTCGGTTGATGTTGAGGGGGACAAGGCTAATGACGTTGAGGGCTCGAAGCCACAAGAAGATGACGATTTACCATTTTAACACTTGCGGACATGGATTTTGATTTTGACGGGCAGTTCGGGAGGGTGAAGTCCCTCGGGGAACAGCGGATACGCACAAGTTATAAGGAGTGTCACTGCTATATCAACGACACCTACGAGCAAATTGCCGCGCGTTGGGGCAAGACACCGCAGCAGCGGTATGCGGAGCAGAGAGCAAAGAACGCGGAGAAAAAGGACTAACTATGTGGTGGATTTGGCTTTATGTAGTTTTGGCAGCCCTTGGGATTGTTGGTTTAGGAGTAATAGCCGTTCTTTGGGCTATTACACACAATAAAGAGAGTGGCGAGGATTATTGATTCTCTCATTTCGGAAAGCGGGGGATAATAGGTGTGCCTCCGCTTTTCTTTTTAAAAATCACGCCACCTTTTCGCCTAAAATTCACGCCCGTTTTGTTAACGGGCGAAAAAAATGTATATTTGCGCGGTGGAGAACTGGGAGGCATATCGTGTAGAGACGCTTGCACGGCTCGTGGGTGAGGCTAACGAATGCCCTGCCCTCTTTGAGCGCAAACGCACAGCACGGCTTGTTGCTGCCCGTTCCTGCTTCCATTACCTCGCGTTCACCGTCCTCAATATGCACCTCGGGGACATAGCGCGGTTCTCGCACAAGAGTTACAGCATCGTCTATTATGACGTGACTAAATTCAAAGAGAATTTGCGTTACGATTGGCGCTTGCGTGAGGCGTGGGAGCGGTGTGCTGGGATTGGGGAAGAAATCCTCAAACTCTAAAAAATTCACGTCCGTTCCAGCTCCCGAAAAATTTACGGGCTGGACTTCTGGCTAAAAATTCACGGCAGCCGGACGCGCCTAAAAATTCACGCTGCGGCTCGCCTCCTAAAAATTCACGAACAATGAACACCTCTAAAAATTCACAGGCTTCTCCAGAGCCTAAAAATTCACGGCAGCCGGACGCGCCTAAAAATTCACGGACGGACTCCGAGCCAACCCGTGGAAACAAAACCACAAGCGAACACGGAACGCCCGAGGAGCCTAGCACAATAGGCGGGCAAAGCATTGAGGACATTGTAAAGCGGTTGAACGCTGTAAAACGACAGCGCACCCGCGCTATTTGGCGCGGCGTTGCCCTCCTCGTTGTCCCCCCAGTTGTGTTGTGCGTCCCTCTCATTGTGCTTAAAGCCTTGCACCTGTTATTAATCCCGTGGGGTTGGTGCATTAGTCCCCTCCTGCTGTGGTTGTTCCCGACCGCCTGTGTGTTCCGAACATTCATAACGGCGTATAAGGCGTATAAGGCGCAAACCAGACAGCCCAAAGCATTTGAGCGCCCAAATGGGCAAAGGGCGCGAAAATAGCCCGTTTAGCCTGTCATTATGGAGCCGCGTAACCCTTTCACAGATTGCGCGGCTTTGTCTTTTGCCCGCGCTTTCGTTCTTTGCCGCCTAAAACGCCAGTTTCCGCCACTTTATTACGAGTGTAGTACAATTATACATTCGCGGATTTTCGGCGGCTTATATGGCGTTTTTGCGCTTATTACGAAAACCTAAAATGATTGCGCCCCGCTCTGTCAGGAGCGAGGTGAGAAAGCCGCCGCGGCGGGCGGCAAATGTTAATAAATAGAGCGTACCAATGTGCGCTCTCCCGTGCTGTCATCTATTTCGTAAATGTCCACGCGCGCAGACTTTCGCCCTGCGCCGTGCAGGCCGATGACAATGCCGCGTGCAATGCACGCGACCTCATCGAGGCTATAATCTATCCCGTACCAGTGCCGGAGGCTCTCCGGAATGGAGCCGCAGGACGGCTCTATATAATAATGCGTTTTCATTATTTTCATTATTAGATTATAATGCGTAAAAGTCCGCAGCGGCGGTGTGTAGGACTTCGGAAACAGAATGGCCGGTCAGGACGGCCGCCACGTCCTCGCGGCGTGAAAATTCCGCGATTGCGTCCGAACACCACAAGTTCAGACTCATGAACTTGTACAGGCCCCCGCGCCATTCAATCGCGAGTCCCCAGCCGTTAACGGCAATTGCATCTTTGTAAGCTTTCATATATTTAATTGTTTAATTGTTTAACTTCGAGCCGCCCGGGGAATCGAACCCCGGAGCACTCCGAGGCGGCTAAATGCGAGGACGCCTGTTCGAGTATGTCGCAGGCCTAATTGATTGTCTCTATGCCTCCATTATGTCTCCGTCCTCTGTAATTTCCACATCGAACATCCGCGCGATATATTCGAGCGTGGCGGCCAGCTTGTCGGTACCCAGTGAGCGGGCAATGTTTTCCAATAACGCCGCATCCCCCGCATATTCGCGCAGGTTTTCAAATAGTGTCCAAGTCTCTGTAACGTTTCGTTTCATAATTCTATTGTTTTAATTGGTTTCCTTAGCGTTTGACATTACAAAGGTACAACTATTTTTTATATTTGCAAACATTTTTTTACTTCTTTTACATATTTTTTTTATTTTTATGCTATATGTAATTATAACTCAAGCAATTACATTTATAGGTATTTTTATTCCTTTATATAAAATCACCACTCTTCCCACCACAAAGAGACTACATTAAGACTACATTAAGACTACATTTCGACTATATTACGACTACATTTTCCCTTTT